TCAAAAGCAATAGGCTCAATAGGTGCAATCACCATTTCACCCTCAACACCAAACAAAATGCTTATTTCTGTGAATAAAGTTTCTAAAGACCTTTGCTTATCATTTACATAGGTATTTTTAAAGATTTCATAAGCATCACGCATTTCACTACGCCCGCCCAATTGACCCTCTACGCGAATACCGAAAAGCATAGGGCTTGTCACTTGATGTCCTGCAAATATCTGCTGTTCGGTTGTCTTGTTCAGTATGTCGAAATGCTTATCTAAGTCGGTATTCGACAAATCCAGAACGGTCGGCGCCTTTGCAGGATCGTCACTAAACGACAAAACAATACCGCCAGCGTTTTCGCTTCCTGTGAATTTCTTTTTAAATTTAGTTTCAACAACCTGCTGCTCCTCAGGTGAGGGCTTACCCTCGTTGAAATTAATAAGCTTGCTGCTGAACATCCCATTTTTTATAGTGCTTAAATGGTATTTTGACAGCTCTATATCAACCTCAATCCAGTTAAGCGCACCAATATATCCCGGATAAGAATAAGACTCTAATCCCGGTCTATATTCTTTATAAAATATGATTTGCTTTCCCTCCTTAACCGCCGGATTATACGCCGCCACAATTTCAGGCTGCACCCTTGTCGATTGCGTCCAGTCTTTAATGTAGTATTGCGTGTTGTCCTTATTTGTACGTACTTTATGGTAAGGTACATGATAAACAGCACCAACATTGCCCAAAGCATTATAATGAAGCTCAAGATACACACCGCCAAAAATCTCAATATCCGTAGAAACCTTTTTGAGTAAATCATTTATTGTTTCATTCTTATTGGGTATTAATTCCTGATTGCTGTTGTCTTTATAAGATATCCCATTACCTATGATGTAATTCACTTTGCCCAATATAATACCATTGTGTTTGCTGCTTTTATTTATCTTCTCAAGTAACATATTCGGGTAAAGATTATCTTCACCAAATTGCACATAACCTTTGCCGGGCAGCTCAACCATTTCAGGCAGCTTTACATCTGCGAACTTTATAAAACTTATATTAGGATGCATCGTACATTTTAAATTTAACGTCCTGTGAATATTGCGTGTAGCTTATGTTTGTATTATCGTCTAAAAACATTAATCCGCTTTCAAGTAATCCCAACCCAGCAGGATCAACATTTACGGCGCTCGTCTGCTCATATATATCGTAACGCCACCAACCCTCCTTATAATTGCCGAAATGACTATTTACCGGAATGGTAAATTCATTCCATCTTTCTTTGTTAGTAGATACGTCATGCAGATAATCTTTTATAAAAGTAACTGTATCATTCGTTCCTCTATTCGTAAAGACAAATAAATAATAAGGGCTTTCAATAGTTTGCTTCTCCTTTAGAGTGCAGATAATTGTCGCCGTTGTTCCTTTTACAAATTTAAACATATCTTTTATAAATACCTATAAACAAAAACCCCGCCCAAAAGGGCAGGGCTCAAAATCAAACCAAACAAACAAAACAAAGACTATCCTGCAGTTTCGAGGGCACTTGCCACTGTACTATTAACTTCAAGCATAGGCTCCGGCTCACTACCTGCAAAAGTTAAATCAAATCCGCTACGATCACCGAAAGCCGTACCCGTTCCGAGTGTTCCGGTTGTAAAGTCAATTCCACGTGTGCGACCTACTAACCAATATTTTCCGTTGTTGTCTTTTGCGACAGCGATAAGTGTATTTTGTGCTAATAATTTGATTTCATTACGTACAGCAACGTTCAGCTTATTAACAACTAATTTCAATTCAGAAGCGTAGAAAACAGTTCCGTTTTGTACATTTCCCGTCATTGTTTCTGTTAAGGACCCAGTTTCTTTAGGAAGCTCATACTTCCAGAATCTTTTACCGGATGCTTTTGTCAGACCTGTAACAACACCGCTCGCTTCGGCAATAGTTGCAACATTACCTTTTTCGATAAAGTAAATTTCAACTATACCGCCCGAGCTGTCTTTACAGTCCAAAGTATATCCTGATGTAAGTGCGCAAGGCATTGTATTAAAATTTTATAAGTGAAAGGGGGGTTTTACGCCCCCCTTATAAATTAGGCTTCAAACTTCACGATCTCATCAACAAAGGCGAACTGAACACCTATCTTCATGCGGGCTGTGAATTTGATGTTCTCATCATCTTCAGACCAACGAATCCAGAACTTATTTTCTTCATCAAGTAAGTCAGTACCTAAGAAGATGTTACTCATTCTGAAAGCGTAGATACAAGCATCAGCATCAGCGCTATCCAAACCATGCACAGGGATTATCTTGTAATTTGAACCGGGGATTGTGAACACAGCATTGTCATCATCCCATTTTGCGTCAGGAGCAAAGTGGAATAAGTTCTGATCAACATACGCCTGAATCAAATAAGAGAATGTAGTCCATCCGCAGAAGATACGAACATCATCTTTACCTTGAATCTTAGCAGGTAACGCTCTAATAACCGCTAAAACAGCGTTCTTTGCGATTGTTGCACTATTGATAGTAGTTGCAGGAGTACCGTAGAACCCAGTTGTGTTTGCGTTTACAACCGATCCACCACCAGCAGCAATCAAAGTTTTAATACCATCGAACTTATTACCTAAGCCGTTAGTACCTGCACTTCCTGTTGCGTTAGCAGTCCACAAAGCTACTTCAAGAGCTTCAGCTATTTTCTTAGCTTTTTGATCTGAATAATCAGCAGCGAAAGTCAAAGAATCATACTGACCACCGGCTTTAAGAGCTTGTTGAGTGTAATAAGGCTCAAGATCTTTATCGCAAAGAATCTCATTTACTTTTACCTTACCAACAGTCAAAGTGCGCTGAGTAAAGGTAGTAGTTCCAGATGCGTTAAATCCGCAAGCGCTATCATCTTGAAAGAATACGTCAGTATCCATACGACCGATAGCTTCAGAAGATTTAACACCCACGCGAACGTTACCGAGCGCAAGGATTTCCTTTTGTGTTCTGGCTTCGAATACTGAGTTCTTAACCAGCAGATCCACGTTTTGCTTAGTATATGCGGCTAAGCCCGTTGCATTGTATCCCATTTTTGTTTTCTATTTAAAAAGGTTAATAAGACTATTTAATTTTTCTTCTTTGTTTTCTGTTTGCTTACCGAATTTGAATCCGCTTTTTACTGGCTCACTTGGTTCAGTTGTAGGCTCCTTTACAAGCTTTTCAACAAGTTCAAAAAGCCCTTTGATAGCATCTTCAGACTTAGCGAAAGCAGCTTTCAGATTTGCGTTTTCAGTTTCTAAAGCATAGAATTTAGCATCGTAAGCGGAGAATTTTTCCTCGTACTTTTTGCCTAAATCTTCAGCAGCAGGCGCTTCAGGCTCAACGACAGGAGCGGGCTTTACTTCACTAATAACACCACCCTCACCAACTACGATAACGGTGCCATCGGCAAGCTCATGCTCACCAACAGGAGCAGGCGCCATAGTTTCCTTTTCAATAGAAACAACACCACCAGCTTCTAACTTATCAATGTAAACCTCTGTGCCATCCTTAAGCATATAACCGCCAAATTCTTTCTTTTCGGGAGCCATAGGCTCAACCGCTGCAGCAGCCGGCATTTGATCTTCAAACACCAGCGCTTTAACTTTTTGTAATAATTCGATCGGGTTCATATAAAGCTATATACATAAACATTCATTTATGGATATTTTGCCTTATAAGTAATTGAGAATAAATAATATATAAAAAAGCCCCGCTTAAAAAAGCAGGGCGGATTTTAACACCAAACTTTAAGACTATGAACACAAACTTTTAAATAAATCTTTGCGGCGGGTATTGATTTCGTCAAAATTAAAATTTTTTGCGCAATATTCAAAAAGCGCTTTACCTTTTGCTTCCCTTAAATCCTTATCTTCAACAAGCGCCCTGATATTCTTATCCCAGTTTTCATAATATACCACATCTTCAGGAAAGCCCAAATATGGATGCACCTTTGAAACAATAACAGGAATGCCTTTACCAGCTGCTTCAAGTATTTTTAAATTTGACTTATATCCATTAAAGGTACTTTTGCGAAGTGGTATTAATTTAATATCCGATTCTAAATACATTTGATAGTATTCAAATACAGGTAAACCTCTATAAGCCATATTCGTTAGCAAAGCATCAGCAGTAAAGTAACTTACCATTTTTTTCCAAATCATTTGCTCCGTTATATTGCTATCTGAATATCCACCGACAACAGTCTTTACTTTATCCTTTAAATCACTTTTAAGTAGCCGCTTCATTACCGGCTTAAGCATCTTTAAATCTTCTTCATGTGAAATACCACCCGCCCAAAACAATCGCACCAAATCTGAGGGA